TCATCTACCTGCTGCCGCCATGTGCGTTCTTTCTCGAATGAAGTAACCTTTTGAACAACAGTATCAAGTTCTGGTTTAACTGTTTCCATTAAAACTTGTCGAAGTGCTTGCTTCGGGTTCTCATAGAACAGTTCCAGAAAGTTTTCATTGTCTGCTATTTCTTCCGCTGCTGGTTGTGAGGTTTCCTTTTGCTGATTAATAACCTGCATAAGCTGGCCGATCTGGTTTTTAAGCTCTGAAAGTTCCTGACGTGTACGGGTGTTCATTTTTTCCATTTCTACATAGCTTTTAACGAAATCGTCCTCATTATTGAATTTTGTTACTCCAATCTGATGCAGTTTTTCTACTACACTCGACGCAGGGCCGCTTTGCGGTTGTCCTGCTGGTTCTTGGGCAACAGGTTCTGTTACCGGTGGTTCTGCTACCGGTTCCTGTGTTGCAGGTTCTTGATTGAGTTCCTGCGCTTCAGATTCTTGTACTGGTTCCGACTGTTGTTCGGCCCCTAATAGCTCTTCCAGTTTTGCCTGAAGCTCTTCCTCGCTCATGGCAAATAACTGTAGATTCATGGGGTTATCGAACATATTCTTTCTCATAATTATTACCTCCTATCGCTTGGGGTTGTCCTGTTTTTAGGGCCCCAAAAAATTTATTAAGCCGATTGCTCGGCGATTGGTTCTTGTTCAGTTGGTAACTGTTCGGATAATTGTTCAGTTTGAAGTTGCATAGGCATTTGCTGCATTGATTCATACATGGCTTTCTGATATTTGAATTGCCTGCTCGCTTCATGTAACTTGATATGGTCGTCTAGTATGTCAGTTAAATCAGGTCGCTGTTTCTTTAGCTCTTGATAGGCATGTGATAGTCTGAAACGGTTATGTTCAATGATATGAATATCATCGTCATGAAATTCTTCAATAACTGGTGCCTCTCCACGTTCAAGCATAGCATTTTCACGCTGCGCACATGCAATTTGCAGCTCGTCAAGTGATGTAGTATGTTCCCAGTTGCCCAGTTGAAGCATTTCAAGCAGTTTTGCACGTGTGCTTTTTGATATAGCGCCCGTTTCGGGGTCATTAAACACACCCATTTGCAATAATGTTATTACCATTGATTTACGCTGTGCAGAACTTTGAGCAAGCTCATTTTCTGTATCGAATATTACGTCGTCTGACGTTAAGTCGCTGGCTTGCCAGTATATCACATTTACCTCGTTTGATTCGCCTACTACTTTTGCTATACGTGGGCCTACTGCAAATTGTTTATATAGTCTCAACCAGTGCTTGGCTACCTTTTGAATAGCCAGCCTCAAGTTTTCTGCTGTCAAGGATAATCTTGTATCGTCTTGTTCTCGTAATATTTCAAGTGCAACACCTGATCCAACGTCAGCAGGTGCGTCAGAAGCACGGGATAATTCGGATACACCGGATATAAGTATAAATTCGTTTAGTAAACGGTTTTCTTCTTCAGAAAATGCAGGTATGGATTGTGGCCCGTCTAAAAATCTACCAGGCTGTGCGCCCTGTTTTCGTACAAGTATTTTACCCGGCGGCAAGCCTTCATCCTCTAAATCTTCCGCATCATAAGCCCCTTCTTCACACTCAAAAATGCCTATTGCCACTCTGTTTAAAAATTCTTTTTTACGATTGCGTACTGCGTTATATGCACGTTGAACAGAAATACAACGTTCAATAACTGTAGTACCCCAAAAGCATCCGGGGCGTTCTATGCATACCTGTTTTACGAAAGGGAAATCACGTTTTCCATCCTCACCGTTTCTATACGGCAATGCACCATAATACAGCAGTTCGTCACCAGCCACAATAATTAATCGTCCTTCCGGATATTGTTTTGAAGGACGTTCATAATATTCCATGACAAGTTCTTGATCCTTTTTTGTAGTAGTAGTTATTCTCGGTATCGTTGCATTATAACCTAAACCACCTAACCCTATAGTAGCCATGTCCATTGAAAAAACGTCTAATTCCCTGCCTTCTAATCGTACTCCCCATATCATTTCAATATCTTCAACGTGCATTGGATACGCATGAATAAATGATTTACATTTGTCTAAATCGTCATTATAACTGCTGTCGGGGAAACATTCAAAAGCCGGTATAACTATATTTACAACGTCACCCTCATATACAGGTTCACCGCCGACATATCCTACAAGCTGCCCAGCATTCGGGTCCCAAACTTCTTTGTAAAAAACTGTACCGCATACCTCGCTCCATGCATTTGCTGTGTTAATCTCCTGCTGCATACCAAGTTTGTTATATATATTTTTAACTACAGCAGTGCCTACTTTAGCAGAAGCTATATCGTCAATTTCGCTGCTTGCCGGTCTTACTAACATTGTAGGTCTTATTAATCCTAACTTTGATAGCCTGGTTTCTACAATTGGCGCAATATGGTTATATACTTCCCGTTCTTGATACCAGTATACTTTATCTATTTCTTGTATCGTTTGTGTTACTGGGTCAATATCGCAATACTGGTTACCTACTAGAAAATTCATGTTTAAACGCCATTGCAGTTCAAACGCATAACGTTCCTCTTTCCTGCGTTCAAATTCATTTTTAACATAATTTACTATATCATCTTGATACTTTTGTATTGGTATTTCTTCGTCTTTATATTCCTTTTTTGGGGGTCTGAAAAAGCCTGTTATAATTTGTTTCACATTCATACCTTATCCCCCCTGTTTTCCATTTTCTTTTTAATCATATTTTTAATCGGTTTCGGAGGATCGCCTCTAGATTTGTATTCTGTATAATCTTTAGCCATAATACGGTTGTATAAATCTTTTCTTTCAACATAATGCAGATATTCTTTTATGCCAAGATAAATGCCTAAAAGTATGATAAGATAAATCATACGATTACACGCTCCAGTTCGGATATTAGTTCTTCACGTGAAAGCCTTGTGTAACCACGTATACCCTTTTCTTTGGCTAAATTACGCAGTTCAAACATTGTTTTTTTAGATAAAACTTCTTCTTTTGAGGATTCCTGAATTGGTTTCTTTTCAATGGTCGTTTCCTCTTTCTTGAAAGGTGCATTTTCCACAATATCACGCAAACAATCTTCGCAAATAATAAAATATGTTGACGGTGGTTCGCCTGGTATGCCTATAGCATATTTGGCTTGTTTGCTGCAGCCGTAAATATCACACCTGGACAAATATTTATAAGGCATAATCTTAACCATAATTACTTCCTCCTTTTGAAAAACTCTACCTGCATTAGCCGTTCTTTGGCTTCTTTAACCGTTTTATATGGCCCGCCAAGGTTCTTACCTTCCTTTGATACCACATAGTACCCATCTTTACGTTTTACTATCATAGTACAACCTCCTATAAAATCCTTCTAGGTCTATTAAGCCCTTTAGCCTTACGCTCTTTGTACCGTCTTAACCTCGACATTGGTTTCTTTGGTGCAACAGAATGTTTGGCATGATAGGCTATTAAACCATAGCCGAATGCATCATATTGGTTGTCAATGTCACAATCCGCTACCATTTCAGGGTCTTTTTCATCTACAAGTAAACTGGGTAAAGTATCAATTAAATGCCTGCATGTGCTGAAAATTTTAACTTTCGTATGATAACATTTAAGGTTTTCGTCCCATACAGGCTTTAAATATTCATGTACGGTTGCTTTTCTTAACCGTCTATCAGTAACCGCTTTTATAAACCCGGTAAAATCAATTCCACCTTCCCTGTAATAATCAATTAAACTTTTACCGCTCTGGTCTCTATGGTGTGTATTCCATGCGTCTAATCCAGCCACTATATAATCAATCTTTTCAATTTTTTCTACGGGTTGTCCATTTTCAAGTTCTGTATAGGTGGATAATTGTTTTACCATTTTCCCTTGATCCGTATAATATACTTTTTCTTCGTCTCTTGTTCTTGAATATTCTCTATATACGTATACCTGCCCGTCCTCGTCTACTGCAAACCAGTACCATGCAAATGGATCAGAATAACCATTATCAACTGCCATCCATCTACGCCAGTGTTTGGGTATTTCAAACGGTTCAATAACATGGATTTCTCTTGAAAATTCAGGAAATGCGGCATCTTCACCGGCACTGAAGGCTTCTTCCGGTGTAGCCGGATATTCCTGCATAGTTTTTGTTTTGCCCAATGTTGCAAGTGTTCTTTGATACCATGCGTCATCACGTCTAGGATCGGCTTTCCATGATAAGAAAATCCGATGGAACAAATACTGTTCAGCGTTATTCCATATATCATGAAACAATGTTTGCCGTTTCGCTGTAGATAAACCAATAACCTGTCCACCTGTAGGACGGTTTACTGTCGGATACGCTGAAGTGAATATTTCATCTGCCCATGGGTGAAACGCCCATTCATCAAGTATAATCAAATTAGCTGTCCATGAACGTCCTGCACTCGGCGTTGATGCCATTACACGAAAACGTGAAGGTTCACCATCTTTGCGATAAATAGTTATTTCATGGGCTGTAGTACGCCATTTTATGTTGCTTACCATCCATTTAGGCAGATTTTCTAACATAAAATTAACACGGGTTACCAATTCCATTGCATCATCGTCACGTTGTGATAACCCTATTACTGTGTATCCAGGTTTAAAAAGTAGGCCATGAGTTGCTTTCCCTAATACTAGCCATGTTATGCCTAACTGTCTGGCCTTTAAAATAATGTTTAGCCTGTGTTCTTCCATTTCACGCAAGGCACGTTTTTGATCTTCCCATAACCTAAAACGTGTTTTTCCATCCGGCGAATCCGGATCACGTATCCAGCAGTAAGTATCTATAAAATATTCAATATTGTTTGCGCAATACTTTTGTTCATCCTCTATTGCTACCAGTAATTCTAAATCTGTCATGCTTTTTCACTCCACTTTGAATAAA